TATTTAAGGAGAAAAGTGATTTGATTAACGAAAATAGAACACATAACAATGAAATTGAGATAGCTAAACGTTATTCTATGTTTGGGAAGTATGTAGAAAATAGGTGTAAATTGGAGTTTAGCCTTACATACACAGGATTTAAGAGATTAACTCTACGTAAGAAATGTATGTTAACTCACAGACCTCTTCCAGAAAACATAGATAACAAGGGTTATTATATATTAGATAAAAGTAAACCTGTTAACAAAGACAATATCCTTGTAACAAGTAAGAACTTACAAGAAAGTATGGATAAGCTTTCATCAGAAAATAACTTGACTTATAAAGAACTTTGTCTATTATATAAAAATATTACCAAGTAAAGGAGAAACAGTATGTGTAAATCAGAACAACTAGAGACACTAACAAAACAAGAACTTAAATGCTTACGTGCAAGATCTTGTGATTCGATTCGTGACCTTGAAGAACAACTACAGTTCCTAAAAGATCGTATCAAGAGTATTGACATTGAACTAGATAAAGATTAATCTGGTAAAACTAATAATCAATAAAAGGATAACAATATGAAGAAAATGTTTTACTTCAATAAACAACACAATGGACAGGAATACACTGTAGAAGCTCTTTTAAACCTTTATCAAGGTGATTGCATTAGTGTGGATGAAATACTTGTGTATAATACCTTTGGGGCGCAATTGAAAGGTGTTCAAGGTAGTATTATTGCGGATGAGGATGTCATTATGTATGAATACTACATTAATAAAGTATCGGGATTTAGTACACATGGTCAGTTTGAATTCGAGAATACTTTAGATAAAGCTACTATGTTGGAAATTGAGAAACTTCTGGGAGGTGGTTATGATGATTGAACAAGGCCAACTACGTAAATGGAAAGAATTAGACTTCAGTGATACTTTTTATGTGGTGGATGTGCATCGTACAAAAGATGAAGTTCGTGTAGAAGTTCGATACCTTGACTCATGTGGTAATGGTGATAGAAACTACTTTTATGATGAAGGTACACTTTTGAAAAGAACTATTTTGGTGATGTGAGGAGGGTTAATGAGTGTTGAATATGATGAAGTGGATAGCTTTTGGTTAACTAATGAGTATTGTGTAGCAAGTGAACTAGAGAAAGGTTCTTGTAAATCTTCTGATGCTTTAAGTTTGTATGAAAATAATCCAGAATCAGGTGAAGTGTATTTTTCGGGATATTGTAGAAGCTGCAATACTCCTTTTAATCATGAAGAACTAAGTAAGTCTAGTCATGCCTCTTTACTAGGTATTGTAGTAGATGGTGTAGAGTATGATACACCAAGAAAAGTATTCACTAAAAAAGCTAAAACCCCACCTTTAACAAGGGAAGAAGTTCGTACACTTATGACGACTATAGGTTTTCCTACTAAAGATTACAGGGGGTTAAAGCCAGAGTACATGCGTTATTTTGGGCATCTTGTTAAATATAATCCAGATGGTACTGAACGGGAAATCTACTACCCAGAAACCCAGTACCTAGATACACAAGATGCGTACCCTTGTGGGTATAAAATACGTATTGTTAAAGGTAAACATTTTACTAAACTCGGGAAAACTGGTTTAAAAGGAATTGACCCAAGTGGCTTTATTAAATCTAAGGATGTAGTTAATCATAGAGACGTTATTATAGTAGGAGGAGAAAACGATAAAGTAGCTGTTCATCAAGTGTTCTCTGAAAATGCTAAAACTCGTAAGACAGAATGGGCTATACCTACAGTAATATCACCTACTTGTGGAGAGGGGAATTTCAAGAACCAAGCTAAATTGTCTTATGATTGGTTAGATGGTTTTGATAACATTTATCTTGCACTTGATAATGACACCGCTGGACGTAATGCTATGGCAGAATTAGTCAAAGTTTTACCTAAAGATAAGGTTAAAGTGGTTTACTGGACAGGTAAAGATCCACACGCTATGCTAGAAAGTGGTAAAACACTTCAAGTCATGCAAGATTTTTATAATGCTAAGGAAGTTGTAGAGAGTGGTATTCTAAGTTCAAGTCAACTTTATGATGCAATGGTGGAATCGTTAAAGGTTAAAACCTTATCATTACCGCCTGCTATGAAAATTGCACAAGATATGACTAGGCGTGGTGGCTTGACACGAGGATCTGCTCCGATAAATATTGTGGGTAAAACTTCAGAAGGTAAAAGCAGTATTGTTAACTTCTTATCTACTTATTGGATGACAGATGAAACAGAAGATGTTGTGGGTATCATCAGTTTAGAGGCTACAGCAGGAGAGTATACCGCAGATATTGTAGGTAACTATATTGAGAATAATCTATCTTGGATACCTCAAGAAGAAATTGATGAGTATTTCTCTAATAAAGAAAATTCTAAACTGATTGAAAGTTTCCTTCACAAAGAAGATGGGTCTCCTCGATTTTATGTACTTGATGACCGAGGTGATTTTAGTATAACAGCTCTTGAGAAAAAACTTGAGCAGATGATCAAAAAATTTGGTTGTACTGTTATTATCATAGACCCTTTAAGTGATATTCTACGTACATCAGAAATGGCTGTTCAAGAACAGCATCTTAATTTCCAATCTGCTTTAATAAAAAGTACAGGAGTTACAATAGTTAATGTACTTCATACAAGAAAAGATTCAATTTTTGGTAAAGGGTTGCCAAAAAAAGTGGGGGAGTATGATGCACTGGGTTCTAGTATGTTCCCTTCTAAAGCGTTTGCTAATTTAATCATTAATCGAAACAAGCATATTGCTAAATTAGATCCAATTGAAGGTAACACTACTTACTTAGATTGGGATAAGTTGCGTAAAGGTGAAACTGGCTCCGCAGGGGCTTTATTTTATGATGGTGCCACAAGAAAACTCTATGATAGGGACTTGTATTTCAAAGAAAATCCAGATAAACTACCAGCAGGGTATGATCTATCTATAAGTTCTTATGACAGAGCTTATTGGGAAGAAGGTGGATGGGGTTACGATTTTCCTATGAACCCAATACCTAAAAAGGAAAACAAAGGGTTTAATAAACCTCGTAATAATACTCCACAAGAAAAAGATTTTATGGATGATGTACCTCTTTAAATTTTAACTAGACTAAATAACGAATTCTTGCAGAAGAAGATGATGTTATAAATAGGAGAAAAAGAAAAAATGAATAAAGATATACTAAAATATGTAGAACTACCAAACTACTCTGACATCGAGGCTGTTGGTTTCTGGGGGGATGTTAATTCCTTGAGAGATATCCATACAATCTGTAGTGTAGTAGATGACCCTGTAACTAAGGAAGAAGTGGTATTGGTGTTCCATGATAGACCTGATCTTGATAACTCAGAAGTATTTGACCCTTATGATGATAAAACTTATACCATTCCTGAACGTACAGGTAGTTTGTTAGACGGTTTTAGATACTGGTATCAGGTAGGGAAGTCCGAGAAAGGTTACTTATCAGTACACAACTGTTTTGGTTATGATAAGCCTATCACAGAAAAAATATTACCTAAATGTTTAATTCCTGACCACAAGTGGGAGGATACGTACATACAAAGTAAAGTGCAATATTTTGATCGTCCTACACCAAAAGGGGCTAAATCTGCACATGGTTTACAAGCGTATGCCTTAAGGATGGGTATCCATAAACCTGAGATCACTGACTTTAAGAAGATAGATGCACTCATGTTACATCGAGTGATCGAAGATTGTAAGACTCAAAAATATACATCCAAATATCTGGAAAAAGAAAGGGAGATGTGCCTAAATAAATTAGGTATTGATTTTACAGAAGCTTATAAAATGGAAGTTGCGTATGCGAAAGTATGTCAAAAACAAGAAGTTTATGGAGCTAAGGTAGATTTAACACATATTCATAAATGTATTGAAGATTGGGATAAAAGGTTACACGAATTAGAAAGTATTATCGAGCCTAAATTACCACCTACGGTTAAACCACAAGGTACAAAAATAACACGTAAAGAAATGGCTATTGCGTTGGGGTATCCAACTAAGATTACCGATAAAATGACAGAGCCTACAGAGATAGTAAATCGTAACGGAGAACAAGTAGAGGTTAAAGTAAAATCATACTACAAACCTGTGACTAATTGGACTATAGATCGTAAAAGCAATTCTTATGCAGGTTTTAATATAAGTTATGGTGAAAGCCCATCTTTTACAAAGAAAAAAGAGTTAACTGATTGGATAAAAACTAATCATCCAGATACTAAGACATCAGACTGGGATATTGAGAAAAAAGAAATTGTTAAGAAGGAGTTGAATAGTCATACTTGTAAGTTCTTTGAAGTAGATCCTTCTCAAACAGATTTGATTGGGGGTTGTTTCACTAAAGTTAAATTCACTTCTAGTAAATTAACGCAACATGAGGTGGTAAAGGGTGTCCTTATTAAATCAGGTGTTAAGTGGGCAGAGACGTGGAATTTAGTCAAAGATTTTAATGGTGACTTCATTAAAGCGGAAGAAGATACGGTAATAAAGTATCCTAAGAAAGCACACCCTTCCTCTCAAATGAGTATTACAGTCAAGAAAGGTGAATTACTTGTTTCATCACCTAAATTTGGTGATAATGAGATGGATCAAGTAGAGGGTGAGTTAGGTGAACAAATTAAAACCTACAATACTATGTCCCACCGTAGACGTTATTTAAAGAATGATAAAGACCCTGATAACAAAGGACTTCTGGCGTATGTCAGAGAAGATGGTAGGGTTCCTGCTGGGGTTAATAACTTCGGTACTGCAACTGGTCGTGGTTTAGCAATAGCAGCATAGCTTCTACCAGTATAATATAAGAAACACCTCTAATTGACGGGGAGTCCCTTAGAGCACTACACACCAAGCTAAGACAGTAATGTACTTAGTGGCTGAACTAATCATTCAGGTATGGTAAAAGAGGTAGTGATTGGGTAATCCGCAGCTAACGCCCTACATTATAGTAGGGTACAAGTTCAACGACTAAATTTACTATAGAAATTAACCTACCAATCTCCCTGTGTATGCGTTACAATATAGTAAGAGACCTAATAAGCATTAGGGTAATGGGGTGCGCTTTCGGGTGAAGATATAGTCTAGTCTGTGCAGAAATGTACAGCAGTTTGGGAGGATTTTTTATCAACATTGTTTACAAATTTACATCAAAAGTTACTGGAAATTTTATATAGGAAGTAAGACCTTGCAAAAGATTTGTGAGGATTTAGGTTATGCTGACCACGTTGTTAGTATTATCTTGGTGGTTCTGATATAAAGACTGTGATTAACATAGAAGATAAAATCGCAGTAAACAATGGATTCAATAGTAGAAAAGATTTAGATAATTACGTTATGAGGTGTTATCTAAAAGGTATGTGTATCAATAAAGTAGCTAATACTTTAGATAATATATCTAATTCTACTTGTCAAAGAATCATAGAGAGAATTGTCCGTGAACGGCTCAAGGTTAGCGACTTTGAGTGAATATAACGAGTCAACGTGTAATTGTGAACCTCCCCTCTGATTCTGCACTACTAGGTGAAGAAATGCGCAAATGCATTATTGCTGACGAGGGTAAAGAATTAGTGGGGGTGGATCAAAAAAGTTCACAACTATCAATTGCAGCGTTTGTAACTAATAATACTAATTATTATGATGCGGTTGCTTCAGGTGTGGAGTTTAAAAATGATGAAGATGGCAATGCTATTTATGTAGGTTCTTCCGCCCACTGCCTTAATGCTAGGTACTTCAACTTAGTTACTAAAGAAGAGTGGCAAGAAGCTATTGACACGCAAAACCCTGACCTTATACATGAAATTGTACTTAAACGTAAGAAGAGTAAAGGTTTGAGCTTTGCATCTTTATTTGGTTGTGGTGCTAAAAAACTTGCACTAATGGGAAATTTTACAGAGCAAGATGCAAAAGGAAAACTAAAATCTTTCTTAGATAACATTGGTTTAACAGGTGTAATTGAATTCTTAGAGATGTGTAAAGTTAAATATAAACGAGGTAAAGGTTTTTACATTCCTTCTGCTTTTGGATACTGGATCTTTTGTGATGGTATGCATAAAGCGGTAAACTATTTAATTCAATCTATAGAGGCTGCTGTACAGAAGAAAGCTATACTATTATTTGAAGATAAAATAGTAGAAAATTCTTGGGAAGGACTTGTTCACAAGATTTTAGACGTGCATGACGAAGTATTACTAGAAGTAAACACTGGCATGGGTATTGAAGTAGGTACAGCAATGTGTGAATGTTATACAGAAGCAGGAATAGAATTGAATAAATTTTTTACTAAGTTTAATAACTTGTATGCAGGCGGAGATTTACCAAAAATTACTTGCGATTTTGCTGGTGGTTATGCAGTCGGACCAAACTACGCAGAGGTGCATTAATGGGTATAGACACTACAGGTAAAACTATAAATATCATAGAAGATGTTCCTGAAGTATGGAAACCTGTCGACATACAACAGGTATTAGGGTTTTATGAGGTATCTAATTACGGTCGCATTAAATCCAAAGCAAGGTATGATCTAAAAGGTAATTTTAGAAAGGAAAAACTTCTTAAATGGAGGAAAAGTTCTAGCAAAAAGAAGGATTCACCTTATTATCATGTTTGCTTTTGTAACGGTACTTGGCAAAAGAACTTCAAAGTTCATACCTTAGTTGCAAAGTATTTTGTTGATGGTTGGTTCGATGATGCTACCGTTAACCATAAAGATGGCGATAAGAGCAACAACTTCTATATAAACTTAGAATGGGTTACATTGAAGGAAAACTGTATCCATAGAAACAGAGAAGGTCTTCTTGTTAATGTCAAAGGCAATTCTCACGGAAGAAGTAAACTAACGGAAGATTTTGTTAAAGAGTTGTACCTTAAGTATCTTAAAGGTTTTAATCGTAACTCCATAACTTGGCAAGCTATTGCTGATGAGTATGGTGTCAGTGATAAAGCTATAAGAAATATTTATGATAAACTCTCTTGGGTTTGGTTGACAGATACCTTAGACTGACATACTATCCATAAAAACATTCAAAATGGTTTACTGGTAACAACCTTCCTAGTTTCCATATACAGCTAAATGCTGGGGCAAAAGTGGGGATAACTACTGGGAAATTCATTAATTAGTTAATTAATAAACCCTCTTCGGAGGGTTTTCTTATTGAGAATTATTCTCATTTATGGTATAATAGTAGTAAGAATAAAGCAATATTACCTACTAACCTACCATAAGAGATATAATTAATGAAACAAAACTTAGTATACTTACTAACCAATACTAATAAAACGGAAGGTAAGAGATTTTATATAGGGTCTAAACAAGAGGCATCTTTAGAAGAATTTGACGGAGTCATGACTATATTAGATAGGCTAGACAAACCTTATTATTCCTCAACCACTTCTATAGAAATGAAAGAAGAAATGATAAAAGGTGATGTGTTTGAAGCTTCTATCTTAGAAATAGGTGTTGACCGTAAAGACCTTATATTTAGAGAGAACTTTTATATTGAGAAGTATAATGCTGTTTTATCAGAGGAGTTTTACAACAAATCTAACGCTTTGATGAACTGTCACGATCAAGATGCTGTAGCTAACAAATTCGGAGAAACTGTTAAAGAATTAGCATGTAGAAACAGCTCTTGTAGTAAAAGAGATAACACTGCAAGGAAACTAAACTTCGATAATTTTGGAGAATTACATTTATGGGTAAAGGAAAAGAAGGATGAAGGACTCACTCATGCTGAAATGTCAACTATTATAGGTAAACATCGACATTTTACTGCGTCTATTATAGATGGGATTAATTTAGATAAAGCTAAACTTGAAATAGATAATAAAGATTTGTACCAAGATAAGCTTAGAAGAATGGTCGCTGCCGGATGTAGTTTATATTATGCTGCAGAAATACTGGGGTTAGAATTACCATCTGCGAGAATAATTCTTGGGGACTATAACAAAGAGATGGAACGAGCTTTTAGAACAGCAATAAAAGCTGGTTTAAGTAAGGATGAACTTGAACGTAAGGTTGTTCAATATATTTATGATGCAGACGAAAATGGGTCGGGTTGGAGAGAAGCCGCCAAGGCATGTAATATTACTTCTGAAGCAGCAAGAAGATACTTTGTAAGGTATGTAAAAGCTAATATGCCAAGACCCGAATAAAACCACCCTTCTCTACTACATCTCGGGTAACATTCACTGCCCTCAATCATAATCTCCTTATCAAAGTAGGAATCCTTGTGCAAGAATCATCTTTCCCAGAAGAATAATTTTTCCAAAAGTTTAATCTTCTTGTTGACAACAACCTCCCTCACAAGTAAACTCTCTTTCAAAGGGTAACATTATTTAGAATTGAAATGTTTGTGAGGGAATACACTTTGTTGTCAAAATAATTTGTTCAATAAGTGTTGATTCACCCTTAAAGGATGTGTTAACCTGTACCAAATTAATGATTTAATAGAGGGGTCTATATGAACAAACAAACTCTAATGAAGTCCTCCTGAAAATAAAGGGAAGATTATTAAAAACTTTATTGACAACAACTAACTTTAATGTAATAATTAGATATACAACTTATAGAGTGTCTAAACATTACTCAGGTTGTTGTTAATATATTCGTGTCAATTGACACATTTACTTAAATAAAATTGTCTTGTAAGAGACGTTAACTAGAAGGAAATAAAATGACTTTTTCAATGAAACCACAAACAGTTCCAGCAGGTACACAAGAATCTGGTACATCGAATGTAACAGAAGATCAATGGTCTGAATGGAACTCTTATTACTGGTCACTATTTGATGGGAAAGAAACCCAAGCTACTAAAGCTGATGGTGAGATTCGTGAAGGTGTTAAACAAAAGCGTAAGAAGTATGTTGGTGTCTTAAAAGGTATCGTAGACTTAGGTTTACAACCTCAACAAGATGCTAGTTATGAATGGAAAGGTGTTGCAGGTAAAGGTTCAGAACTTTCTGATGAAGAAAAAGCACACGTACAAAAGTATCCTGATAATTACTTCAAGGATGTTGATGGTAAACGTATGCAATTTAAACCTGAACGCCCTACTCAAGAATTTTCATTATACTTTGATATCCCTAAAATTGAAATTGATTGGACTAAACATCCATTAGAAAATCTTCATAAATTGGGTAAAAAACCTTTACGTGTATGTTACAATGGTTATATTAAAATTGATTCTTTAGGTGTAGATGACCTTCGTAAACATTTACGATTCAACCCTAATTACCGTACAGGTAAACTTTCACCTAATAGTCCATTAATGAAAATTGCCAGTTCTTTGAATGTTTCTGAAGAATATTCAAGTGATTATGATATTGGTGTGTTCGCTAATCAAGCTTGTAATCTTACATTAGTCGCTGAATGTGTAAATGATAAGTTCTTTAATGAACTAATTGTTGAATACTCTGAAATTTCAGATATTGAAGTTGGTGATAATACAATTACTCGTGAAGAACAAATCCCTGAATGTAATAGTGAGTTCATGGGTGTGCTTCTTAATGGTGGTGATTATTCAGAAGATGTTGTATCATGGGTGAGTCATCGTAAAGAACTTATGGCTGTACTACCTCGTGCTAAATCATTCCAACCTAATGCAACAAAAGCTCCTGATTTCTGGTTAGGTGTTAATTGGGAAGAAAGTGATTTAGCTAAAGCTTTGGGTGATAAGAAGCCTTCTAATACGGGTTCTGAGGTTGATAAGCCCTCTGATGAAGTGAAGCCAGAAGATAAACCTGTTCAGAAACCTGTAGAATCTCCAAAAGTAGATACCTCAATGGAAGATGAAGGACTAGACTTCGAGGATGTTCCATTCTAATTTAAAAATATAACACATAAACAAAAGGCTACCATTACGGTAGCCTTTCTCATATCAATCATATGGATAAAGTTCTTTAATCTCTCTCACCAAAAGTTTAACCTTTTCTTCCAAGTCTTCAACTTCTTCCTCACGACCTTCTAATTTCAATCTAAGGATTTTCATCAAAAGATCATCAGTGTTTTCACGATAAGCTATCTTCCTTAAAGATTTCATTTCCTCTAGGTAGTTAGGGTTTTTGATAACATCCCACACATTTAGTATAGGATCATATCGTAGAAGCTCCTTATTAGTGTCTGTGAGAGGATTTGGAGGTGAAAAGGTGCTATGAGCAGGAAGTATCCATTCCTCTTCTAAAAAGGGGTGTTTATCTGCATATTCTACCCCTTGGTATAAAAGTGTATTTGGATTATAAGAATAGCATTCCTTTTCCTGCCTCATAGTATTCCCTTAAAGATTAATATTCAATATATGCGACAAGTGCCACATTTCGAGGACGAGTTTCTGTTCCACCTGTTTCAACATTAGTTAGTGTTAATGTATGTCCGTGAGAACCAATATTAACTGTATGCGAGTGGTTTCCATTTGAGTTTATAGAAAGTGAGTGAGAATGTGCTCCTGTAGTCGAAGATCTACCTATAGAAGGTGGTGATCCAGAAGCCCTTAACACATATTTCTCATCAAAACCTCCCCCACCTGAAGTACCTTTAGCTATATAGTTGGCACTAGTTATATTACTGGAAGCAGACGGACTTGTGGTAGCATTTGAGAGGGTTTGATGGTAATGATTCCCTGTATTATTAGTTGAACCACTGTGGCTATGACTACCTGTTGTATTAGAAGTTTTAGTCCCTAAATTTGTACTAGAAATACTACCTGTATTCTCATGCAAGTGTGATTTAAATGAATCCATTTGGACACCACCTAAACCCCTTCCAGAATCAACACCTCTTCCATCATCATAGAATCGCATGAACTCACCACGTAGATCAGGTAAATTGAAAGTAGTTATACCATTACCTGCACCATAAATTGTACCTATCTTAGCAAACAACTCTGGAAATTGTGTACGGCTTACTTCAGCACCATTTGCTTTTAAAAGTCTACCTACTGGTGCAAGAGTTGATGTGTACAAATGGATCATACCTGTTGTATCAACATACCTTTTTAATTTAAACCATGTAGCTCTATTAGAAAAACTTGGTGTAACATTAGTATTATCTGAAAGTGCTAGGTATTTTTCTGTACCGTGGACAACTTCACTACCAGCTTTATATTGTGCTGTAGAAACCCACCTTGAATTAGAAACACTTGCACCTAAAGTATTCTGATCATATTTATGTGTCTCGCCTGATTTATTAACAAGGAATTCTTCCCCATCAGAAACAACTTCATCATCAGATACATTAATGAAATACTCATCAGGTTTGTTAACAACAAGTTGCCATTTCCCAAGGTTTGCTACGGGGTCTTCTGGTTGAAGAAAATCTACACCACTTGCCTCTAATGCCACATATGCTTGAAG